AATGACGCTTGGCCGCCGTTTAGGGAGGTAGACGTGAATCCTTTGTCTGTGTAAATTGTTCCGGGTTTGTATGCGCCTATCGTTTCGGCGTACGCGCCGCTAACTCCTCGATAGGTTGTAATAGGAGCCGGCAATCTTGGCGCTGCGTCAATCGCTGTTGTAATTTCACCGATGTATTTTTTAAGTGTTGGTAATGGCACTCCGCCGACAAACTCTCCGCCGGTGCGTAGGTATGCGTTTATAGGGTCGTATGTAGCGCCTCGGTATTCTAATACCGCTTTTGCCTGTCTTTCCGGAACTGTGTTGCTAGAGAATCCCATTTCGCGCTGGTATCCCATTACTTCATCAGGAGTCATTCGTGCTATTTCTTCGGCAGTTGCTTCCGCTGTTGCCCCTAGCGGTGAGACTAAGTCCATTCCGGTTGTATTCGGGTCAGCGTAGAACGCTTCGTCTATTACAGGCAATACCGCGCACCGGCAGTTCGGGTGTACCGGCGGCTCTGTGTCTCCGCTGTTAAATGGTTCGCCTAGCGTTACTACTTGCCCTTCGTTAGGCGCGCAAATGTCGCAAGGGTTAGCCCCGCTCCATTCGATCTTTTCTAGCCCGTACTTAGCGTAATTCTCCATGCTTGCTAGGCTCATTGCCCGGTTTTGCTCGGTGATCGCAATAGTTAGCGCTCTGGCCGGGTCGCCTATCTTCTCTGTAATTACTTTCGCAGCTCTGGCCGGGCTGAATCCCGCAGCGATTGAATCCGCTAGCGCCGTTCCAATTCTGTCGTATCCGTTAGCGGCGATCTTCTTGCTTGTAATGCCAGCGTCGTTTAATAGTTTCTCGAACGCTCCGGTAGGCCGGTATAGGAGCGAGGCAGCTCTGTTGCCCGGCTTCCAGTTATTCCAATCAACGTAGTCAGAGCCGTCTCCGGCAGCCATGCTGAGTAATTCGTCTTTGATTGCCTTTGTCTTGGCCTTTTCTTGCGCCCTGACTGCTTGGCCGACCGCTTCTTTGCTTGCGTCTAGCCCTAGCAAGAATCCGTCAGCGTAAATTTTTATTAGCGCGGCCTTAATTGGTTCCGGGTTTATCTTGACGTGAAGCATCGCCCACGCTCTTGCCCGGGTGCGATCTTGCGTATTGTTATCAGTAACAAACGGCTGCGTCTCTTGATACGCCTCGTAAATTGTCTGCGCGTTAATGCTGGCTCTTAGTGCTGCGCGCATTGTTACCGAGTTTTTAGCCGCTATGCGCACATCAGCTTTGTGTGCGCCCCAACTCATGCTAGGTAGGCCTTCGCCAATGACCTAGCCGTATCGAGGTCGCCTTCTACTGCGCAGCGGTTAAGCGCTTCGCCCACTATCGGGTCAATCATCTTGAACTCAAACTCTCGTTTGCGTGTTCCCTTTGCCGCCCACTTCATGAATGCTTTTACTTCTGCCGTTACTTCTTCCGGCGCAGCTTGCGGCGCTTCTTCTTCCGGCGCTTCTTCTTCCGGTATGAGTGTCTCTGAAATTGCGTCTTGGCCGTCTGAGTCCAGCTGCGGCGCGCTTGCCATTTCTGCCGGGTTAATCATTCCGTCAGGTGAGAACAGGAATACTGTATTTCCCGTTACCAGCATTGGCATGTCTGCTTGCGGTGTATCTAGTAAAGGTAATCCTAGGTCGCTGCGTCGCTCGTTTACTGTCTTGCCGGCGCTTAACAATTCAATCTGCGCTTTGCGTGCGCTTGCTTCGTCGTCTTGGCGCTTGCTTGGCATCATTCTGAATTCTAATTCTCTTGGCATACCTAAGTAAGCGTATGAAAGATTTGTCATCATCTTGTTAAGCCAATTTACTAGCGGTTGTACGCCTAAGGCTTCTGCGCTTCCAGCTTTGCCTTCTTCGAATCCCGCTCCGCCTAATCCGCCTTTAGGGTTATAGCCAATCTCTGTTGGCTGTACCCCGAAGTGTCCGCAGATTGATTCAATAAGAAAGTTATCTAGCGTATCTTTGAACTTTTCGCCGTATGCGTCGTTAGTGATTGGCGTAATGCCTGTTGGTAGTAGGCGTGCGCGCTTGCGCTGCTCTGTCTGGCCGGCTAGGTCATCGTTAAGTATGTTCTCCCATGCGCGCAATAGGTCTGGGTTTGTACCCCATGTTGCGTCGGTGCTGAACATTAGCTCTGGCAGTACGCCATCTGTGTATTCAGCGCGTATCCATTGCTGTCTGCGTAGGTAAATGTCTGCTAGTGGTAGTGCTCGCTCTACCGGGCTGTATCCGTACACGCTTGTTGTACGGCGGTTTTTAACTAGGTATGCGAGGTCGTCGCAAGTGAATTCGCCATCTGCTTGCGGGTCATCTTGATTAGCGCTGAACTCTGCGCGTGGGAATCCGTAAAGTATCTGCTGATAAGCTGCTTGCGGAGGCATTGGTCGCATTCCGCGATCGTCGAGCATTGGTTTAATCGTTGCTCCGTCTAAAATCTGTAACCCGTAAAGTTCGCCGCCTACTGTCTTTTGTGGCCAGATTGCTAACGCGTCAATTACTAGGATTTCTTCTAGCGCTATGTTTAGCCAATCCGAGAAAGTTAATCCGTTGGCTTTGTCTGGGTTTTCCCAGAATGTTCTAACGCGGTTTATTTCGTCGCCTAATTCTTCTCTTGCTTTAATCATTGCGCGTACATGGTCGCCGCCGCTTTCCGCTGCGATCTTTTCGCTTGCGTCATTTCCGAGCACAATGTCCCATTCAAGGCCACTTGTTTTTCCCTTAATAACTTCTACGCAGCGTCGCAGAATGTCAATCTGATCGGCAGCTGCGCGTAGTGTCTTGAAAGGTACTAGGCGTGTCTCTGTAATGTTTATGTTTTGCGCTACTTGGTATTCGTAGCGTCGCGGTTCTGGTCTTCCGGTGAGTGGGTTTACCGGGTTGATTGCTCCCGGCGTAATTGGTATTCCCGGACCGAATGGAACTCCTGCTAATAGTGGGTTTCGTGGGAGAGCGGTTACTGTTCCGTAATTCTGGCCGATTGCCCCGGGTACTGCGTTGCGCATTTGCTGTTCGTTCATTACTACTGCGCCAGCTGGTAAATTCGGTGCTGCCTTTTCTACATCTGTTCCGGCTATTGCTTTTGCGATACGGCCGCGTAGACCCATTTGTATCTCCCCTGTTGTTGCCTCTTGTATTTCAGGCTTGCGTAATCATAGCAGTACCACACTTAAAACAACGCGACGCGCTCTTCGGCATTGGTAATCCGCAGCCGGTACAGAAGTTTGCTAGTGCTGAGAAATAACTAGCTGCGCTGCTCGTTCCAATTAGGCTACTAAATCCTTGTACCATTGCGTCTAATCTGTCCGGGCTATCTGCGCTATCCGGTGTCCAGAGTGTCATTTGCTCTTCTAATTTATCGAATTTACCGACGTGTTTAATTCTGCCTTGCTCGTACATGGCCGCTACCGGTTCGGCGCGCAGCTTCTTTCCGACGTGCGCTCTTACTTCTTGAATCGGTAGGCTCATGTCTACTTGGCGCAATACCGCACTAACCATGTCTCCTCCCTGATTTACTTCTACAAGGATTGAATCTGCTTTGTGATCTCGGAATACTGCTACGGCCTTTTGCGCCCATTCGTTAGGGCTTCCCTTAAATGAGTAGTCAGCAATAACGTATCCGTTGCCAGCTGCGTCGCTACCTAATACGATAATCCCGGTTTCGTCGCTGTCTTTTGTATTCGTTACGGCCGGGTCAATACTTACCGCTATGCGTGCTAATGGCGGTGCGCTCTCTATTCTGTTTCTGTCAATCACTCCCTTTGTCCAGAGTGCTCCCTCTACGTCGTCTAGTATCTCTCCGTATAATTCTTGCCGGCCGAGTCTTGTTCCGTTGTATCTGGCCTGTAATTCTACGAGTGCGCTTGGCGCTAGGTTGGCCGCGTTATCGAAGGTCGAGCCTCTAACTAATTTTACGCTGCCGTCGGTCTTAGCAATTAATTGTCTAATTAAAGGAATTGGCCGGGGAGTAGTGGTAATTACTGTCTTCGGGTGCTCTCCTAAGCGTAATCCAAACTGTAATTGGTCGTATGTATCCGGGTATCTCCATGCCGCTAATTCGTCGCACCACGCTCCATGATGTTGCGGACCACGCAACCGGTCAGGCTCGTCAGCTGAGAATAACTTTATCCGGCTTCCGTTAGTCAGCCTTATGTCTCCCGTTGATCTGTTGTAATAATCGAGTGCTCCGTACTGATGGAGTATCGGTATCAGCCCGGACTCTCCCTCCGCGCAGGTATCTCTCACGTCACCGAAGGTAGGTGCGATTACTGCCCATCGTGACCAATTCTGGGTTAGCGCTTGCCAGACTATCCATTCCGCAGCTGTTCGCGTTTTGCCAGCTCCGCGCCCGGCTAGGTATAGCCAAACTGTCCAGTCGTTATCGTTAGTCGGTAATTGCTCTGGTCTCGCTAATAACACTTCCCATGTTGCCCGGCGCGCCGCGAGATTGTCTAATGAGTTCAATAATTCTGGCTGTGTGCTCAATGAGTTGCTGACCCTCATAGACTGTTACCTCCGCTGTTATCTTTGTTGGAGCGTCTAGCCCTAACAATTTTGCTTCCCTGTCGCTTATTCGTAATGCTGCGTCTATTGCCCGTATGTCGCCGTCTTTAGCTCTTGGCCATACCGCCATGTGGAGCCGTTCCAGCCTGTCTAGTTGTATGTCTCGGTACTCTTCTAGGTGCGGCCTTACCATGCGCTCTGCGGCTCTCTGGTACATCTTGTACGCCCCGCTTGCGTTTTTGAATCCCGTTTCTAAGGCGATCTTCTCCCACGTTACGCCGGCTCTGCGTAATTCTATGATCTTTATTTCCTTCTCTAGCACCGCCGGTGGAGGTGTTTTTTTCCTGTTCATGCGTTTCCTTTTCCGTAGGATAAATAGTCTGCCATAACCTGAGTGATCTCGCTAGGCAGCAATCCTCCGGGTAGTGCGATCGCCCCGTATTCGTTTGCTAGGTTTCTGTGTTTTGTTGCTCTTCCCTTAGCCCATGACGGGTTTTGTGTCTTGCCCGTCTCTTGGCTTCTGGCTTCTCTTCTGGCAGCTGCGGTGCTGTCGTCTGTGTTTAGGTAAAAGATGTACAAGTTTCCGTACGACTTTGCTAGGTCGAAGTATGTCCGGCTTGCTAATCTGTCGCCTTCTCCGTAAATTGTTGCCCCGTCTTGCTCTGCGTCTTTGTAAAATTGTGGCATTAGTGTAATTACAGTATTACCCAGCGTATCCGTTCCGCTGAAATGTTCCCTATCCCAGCCCAGCGAATACACTTTGCCTATTCTTGGCGCTTCGTACTCTTGATACTTAAATGGCTTTGCGTACAGGTTGATCTTTGCCCAATTCTTTTGAAGCTCTTTAGTTAGCGTCGTCTTCCCGCTGCCCGGTTGCCCTATTAGGTAGATAGTGTCCATCTCATTGCCTCCCGTTTTGGTTCGCTGCCTACTATCCAGAACAATGTTTTGCCGTCTGGGTCATTCCACCAATCAAACGCCCCTATGTTTTTGTCCATGTACTGTAACGCCTTACCTTCGTAGGTAGGGTGAAATGTAATCCCGCTTTTCTGGTACGGCATTTTGTCCGAATACGCGCTGAACTTTGTTGCGTGTAAGTCGTAATGTAGTAGCAGTATCTGGCCGTCTGTCTGATGTTCGTCTTCTAGGTCTTTATGGTGTTCGTACTTACGCCGGTACTTGTCTCGTATTACTCCTCCTGTTGCCCGTTCAATCTTGGCCAGCCGCTCTTCGATCATGCGTAGGCGTGTTGGACCGATTCCGAATAGCGTTACCTTTCGAACATTTGTTCGATACTTGGCTAATCCATAGAGCACGCTTACGCAGCTGTTACAACTTCCCGCCGTTATTGCTAGGTGCGTTACTTCTTCCGGTATGTTTTGTACCTGATACGCGCCTACTTCGTGGAACGCTCTCACTTCGTCATCTGTCGCGTTATCGTCTACTGTAATTCCATAGTTCAATCTGTAATAGCCTTCGTACTCTGGTCTTGCCATTAGTTTAGTTACGTTGCTCTGGATTCCCGGGTTGTATGCCACTTTTCCAAATAAAAACTCTGCTCCTGCGTCAGCTGCGATTGCCACGTTTTCGTGTCTTACCGCTGTCTCTGGCTTCGTGCCGCCCAGTACGCAAGTGATCGGTAGGCCGTAATGTTTTGCTACCAACGCGCCCATGCTTAATTGTGGACTTAGTACGCTTGCCCCTGTAATAATTCCCGGCACGTCTAATTGGTTGAATAGGTATACCA